AAGGAGAAAACGTGAATGGGTAAAAAATCAAGTGGTCAAACATACACTTCAAAGTCTGAACGTCGGAGTTCAATTGGAACAAAGAATACAGATCCAGCGAAGCGTTTGTTAAATCAAATGGCGGCTCTTCAAAAGGGCAAAGATGTAGTTCTTACCATGCCAAACCCAAATAAAAATGAAACAAATCGTAAGTTCATTAAACAACGTGTGTCTGGTAAAGATTGGGTTAAGAGACATCAAAGCTTTAGATTAGCTGGTGGCCCAAGTGATTAAAATATATGGAACTGAAAAATGTGTATATTGCAAGCAAGCTAAAGATGTAGCAGAAGACTATAACTTACCTTATGAGTATATTGATTTACACGAAGGTGATAATATGAAAACTTTCCAAGAGAAGTTTCCAGGTGTTCGAACAGTACCACAAATTGTTTGGTATGAAAAGCATGTTGGTGGCTTTAGTGAATTTTTGCAAGAAATAGAGGATACTAGAAATTATGGAGATGGAAATGTATAGTAAAGATCAAATTAAACAAATTCTTTTAAATGAAGTGGTAAGCTTATCTTTTGAGAAGAAAGATGGTTCAATTCGTGAAATGACTGCTACACTAATCGCAGATCAATTACCTGTTGTTGATGCTGCTAAGGCAGATGGAAAACCACTAAATACTACCAAAGGCGATTCGGCAATTGCTGTTTGGGATGTTGATAAAAAGGCTTGGAGATCATTTCGATGGGATAGCCTTAAGACATTTAAAAACGTTGCCGCCAAGGTGGAGACAGGATAATGAACAAACTAGAAGCTTACTCACTGCTTCAAAATAATAACGATAACATCATCCACTGCGAGGTGGATGGTGATATTCGTGTTTACAATCGTGTGTCAGTTAATCTTAATGATCCTACGGTAGAATACGATTCGCTAACAACGCCGTTCTTATATGTAATAAAAGATAAAGCAATTAACAACGTGATAAGAATTACTTGGAAAACTGTTAAAAGTATAAATGGAGTGCCTTATATACATGGTAAATGATGAAAAGATTATTGATGGAATTAATCCAGATATTTTAAAAGATGTTCAAGTACTAAGAAATTTTAAAGAAGACTTAGATCCCAAGAAGAAAAAAGTCTTCATTGTAGATACTTTACCAAACGATCCTGAGGTCTTACCGCTCAAAGAAAAGTGGAAAGTCTTTGATAAAATCGTATTCAAAAGTTTCTTACAAAAGACATTATATAACACATACTTCGATATTCCACATTCAGCTGGTACTGTGATACGAGATGCTGTTAACCCTATGAAATCGCATACAAAAACTAAAGATACGATAAACATCGTATATCACGCTGAGCCTTATGTTGGTTTAGATTTAGTTTATATTGCATTTAGAACACTTGCCGCAGATTACGAGAACTTGAAACTAGATATCTACACTGCAAAGGGTGAGTATGCTTGGAGTGAAAACGATGAGACTTTTTCAGAGTTATTCAGACTTATAAACGAGCATCCACAAATAACTAATTATGGTCACAAGTCTCCCAAAGAGGTTAGAGACGGACTAGAAAACGGAAACATTTTTGTTGCACCAGGTACTATAATGCAAGCAACAAATGAAAGACTACTAGAGGCAATGAGTGCAGGTTTGATCTGTGTGCATTCTTCTCATGGCGCTTTACCTGAACTTGGTATGAATTTAACGTACATGTATGAATATACAGAAGACAAACAGCAACATTTAAACATGTTACACCATCATCTTAAGAGTGCTATCGAAAGTGTATTGCATCCCAATAAGGATTTGCAAAACAATCTAGAATTACAAAAAAACATCATCGATACCCTTCATGATATCAATTATAAGAGTAAAGAATGGGAAAAAATGTTTAAAGGCCTCTTGACAACGTAAATTAGTAATGCTAATATAGTTATGAAATGATTCGTTAATTATGAAGAGGTGGTCTAAATGGCACGTACAGCTACTAAACGCAAATCTAAAAAAGTAATGTCTTCTCCACGTAGAGGCTCTAATGCTTCACGTGTTGCAGAAGAAAAGCATATTGGTTCCGAAACTATTGATTGGACCAATCAGACAGAAGATAAAGTGTTAGAGACACTTCGCCACTATGGTTATTTCTATGACCTTAAGAAAGATGGTAATAAGTGGGCTAGTGAGTGGGTCAAGAAAAACTACACTAAGCAAGAGTACACTAACTTTCGTGCCGCAGAAGTTTGGCGTTGTCCAATGACCGTTTGTAGTCTATGTAAGATGATGCTCAATGGTGCCATCTTTGAAGAAGAGCGTATGACTTGGATCAAAAGTTATATTCAGAAAACAATTGATGTCGGCGCAAGTCGAAAGTCAAGCGATGAAGAAGAAACCAATGTGGTGCATGTTCGTAAGAAAAGCCCAGCGGATATTGTCAAAGACAAGACTTCTGAGTTTATCAGTAACATCGAAGAAGCAATCGATAATCTAGAAGAGGTGTCGATATACACATTGCTTCAACAAGAAGACGCTGCTTACATTACAGCAAAGGCTATAGCAGACTTCTACACTCCTGCATTAAAAGAGTTAGAAGAACTCACTGGGCGTAAACCTAAAAACCCAAGTGATGAGTATGAGCAATTGGTCGAGGGTTACTCCCATATGACTAAGAAAGAGCAGAAAGCATTTCACAAATACATTAGTGATATTGTCACCGATGCTGAGAAGTATATGGCTTCAAAGAAAGCGACTCGTAAAGTGCGATCAAAGAAACCTGTGACTATTGCACAGCAAGTACGTAAAGTAAAGTACATGGCTAATAGTTCAGAGTATCAAGTAACTAGCGTTTCGCCCGATAACATTATTGGCGCTTCGATAGTCTGGCTATTCAATGTCAAGACTCGAAACCTAACACGTATCGAATCAACTGCTTCGGTCGGGCTAGGCGTGAAAGGTACGACCATCATTAACATCGATGATGACAAGTGCGATAAGAAGAAACTTCGTAAGCCAGAAGAGTTCATTGCAACCACTGCGAAGACGACCAAGATCAAAATGAATAGAGAATACAACTCTATTAAGACAAAGCCTCGGGCTTCGAATGGTCGAATAAATGCAGACACCATCATATTAAAGGTGTTCAAATGAGCGCTGATGTAATCGACCTGAGTGACTACAAAGTCAAAAGGGAAGAGAAAAGGTTCGAAGAGATTGTAGCTGAGAATGATACCTTAGAAGACTCTATCAATATCATCTCAACTACATCAGCAATGGACATTGCCACTATGCTAGAAGAGTATGGTTACAATGTTACAGACAATGCAAGAGCCCATGATCTAATGATGGTAATCGAATCGGTTAGGGCCCTTGCCTTTCGATCAGCGGGTAAGAGATATCCATTACATGAAATATCTGAAAAAATGTTTGAGTTTGAAGATGAAGATGAGTTCAAATATGGTTTACTTGAAGGCGATGAAGAATAAAAGGGTAATTAGCCCTTGACAAATCTATCAAACATAAGTATAATAGATACATTATGGATAGATAAGGAGTAAATTATGATTCTAGTTGATTTGAATCAGGTCATGATTTCTAATATGATGATGCAGATTGGAAATCATAAAAATGCAGAAATTGATGTGTTTATGCTTAGGCATATGATACTCAATACGTTAAGAGCAAATCGAAAGAAGTTTAGCAATGAGTTTGGTGAACTTGTGATTGCTTGTGATGATAAGAACTATTGGAGACGCAAATCGTTTCCGTATTACAAAGCAAATCGAAAGAAGAGCCGTGATGAGTCTGAGTTAGATTGGTCGGCAATCTTCAATGCCCTTAACACAATTCGTGAGGAGTTGAAAACATACTTCCCATACAAAGTCATTCAGATTGATACAGCAGAAGCAGATGATATCATTGGTACTATTGTTCACAATGAAGGTACTGTGCTAAACAATGGCGCTGAGCAGATTTTGATTTTGTCTGGTGATAAAGATTACATTCAACTTCACACATACGCTAACGTGAAGCAATATGATCCTACACGTAAGCGTTGGATTAAACACTCATCTCCCGAAAAGTTTTTGTATGAGCATATCATCAAAGGCGACTCTGGTGATGGTGTACCGAATATTCTTTCGGCTGATAATTGTCTTGTTGTTGGTGAACGTCAACGACCAGTTACAAAGAAAAGGCTTGCGGAATGGGACGACATAAATAATATGCAAGCCGAGGTTAAGCGTAACTATATGCGTAATAAGTCATTGATTGATTTAACCCAAGTGCCTGCAAATATTAAAGAGCAAATCATGGATGAGTGGTTAGACGTAAATGAAAAAGATCGTTCTCAGTTGTTTAACTACTTCATTAAGAATAAACTAAAAAATCTAATGGAAGTAATATCGGAGTTTTAAATTGGGTGTATTATCATTATCAGAAATCGTGAATAAAGCATGTGCGTTGAAAACGAAAACTGAAAAAGTAGAATGGCTTCAGGCAAATGATTCTCATTCATTGAAGAATCTTTTAGTTCTTATGTATGACAAGGAGCGGTTTCAGTTCGACTTACCTGATACCGCACCACCATATCAACCTTCAGAGTATCCAGATTCTCAAGGTATGTTATACAAAGAACTTCGAAAGATGAAGTATTTTCTAGCAGGTTCAGACATGAACATTAGTAGAATTAGACGTGAGCAACTATTCATTCAGATGCTTGAGTCTATCGACAAACACGATGCTGTCCTTCTGTGTAAAGTTATTGCTCAGAAGCCCTTGAAGGGTTTGACGAAAGCAGTGATCACCGCAGCATTTGGTGACATTATCAGGGGCAAAGTAGAGAGTTAAAAATGTCTAAAAATCGCAAGTCTTTTAAAGATTGGTATGAAGAAGATGATTGGAGCGATAGTTCCAAAGACAAAACTTTTAAGAAGCGTGACGGTAAACGTTACGATACGAAAAAGAAAGCTATTCAAAAGGCTCGTAAACAAAAAGCCAAATCAAAGAATAGTTTTTTCAATTAACCCTTGACTTTCTCTGCGAATCATACTATATTAATAATGAACTTAAGAGAAAGATTTATATATGATGAAAAATAAAGTGATACTAACAGATTGTGACGGCGTACTCCTAGATTGGGAGTATGCCTTTCATTCTTGGATGTGGCGTCACGACTACGTAAAAGTAAACGATGATGTTTACGATATGGCAGTTGCCTATGATATGGATAAGCATGAAATCAAACGGTTGATTCGTATGTTTAACGAGAGTGCTGCTATTCGTAAGCTACCCCCTCTTCGGGATGCTATCAAATATGTTAAGAAGCTTCACGAAGAACATGGGTTCATCTTTCATGCAATCACTAGCTTGAGCAAAGATCAATATGCTCAACATCTTCGGACTAAGAACCTTCGGGAGTTGTTCGGTGAAACTGCTTTTGAGAAGTATGTGTATCTTGACACTGGTGAAGATAAAGATGAAGTTCTTGCCGAATACTATAACACAAATTGTGTCTGGGTAGAAGATAAGCCTGAGAACGCTATCGAAGGGTTGAAGAA